ACTGTAGATAAAGAAGTTCCTACAACACCTAATCCTGCCATCTGTACACTATCTTGTTCAATTTGCATTTGTAGATAGTCGTCGATAAAGAATGATATAACGCCACCTCCGCCTAACGCAGAATCAGTAATAGTAACAAAGCTATTAAAATTTCTTAAAGATGTTGCAGTTGTAGCAATACTTACAGATGTATTTTGAAATTTACCGTCAACGTATGCTTTGTTAGGGATATCGTTATCAACACCGTCGGCTTCTAAATAAGATGCGTAGTCACTTGTTGTAGATTCGTGATTGATGCTTAAAATTGCGTTAGGAGTTTCTACTCCAGATAAAGTAAATCTTGGTCTACCATTAATATAATATGCTTCGGGTAAATTAGTAGTATCTAATCTTAATCCACCTGAATAAGAATATGCCGGAGCATTATTAACTTCGACAAAGAATCCTTGTTTCGCATCATCCCATAAGAACGATGCTCTTGTTCCGTTAAGTCCTGTTCCAAAACCTCTATCAATAACAAAACCAGATCTAAATTGATCAGGACCAGTATTGTCAATATTATTAACTTGTGCGGCTTCTGAACCTGTAGGTTGTTGACCGCTGTTTAAAACAAGAATACTATCTTTCATAATAGTAGTTGTTGATTCAACTACTGTTTGTATACCTTGTACATCTAAATTGCCTTTAATAACAACTGTACCGGTTCCCGCAGCCCCACTTTGACCAGTCGTGTCAAGGGTAATAGTTCCGTTTGTTTTCGTTACTACTAAGTAATCACCGGGTAAGCGTACAACATCTGTCATGAAAGTTTCCTTTAGTAATATTTATGCGTAGAAGTAACGTAATGCTATTCCGTATAAACGGCAACCACATCTATGAGGATAAAAAGGATGACTTTGGAATCTTAAACTAACTCCAAAAGTAGGATCTTGTAATAATTCAGGAGTTAAATTAACACCCCAAGCATTTCCATCTCCGCCATAATCATTTACATTAAAATATAGTAAGTGATCTTCTATGTCTGCGCTGTAATTAACTTGACTAGAGCCTATTTGATTTCCGTTATGACACAAAAATACTTCGGCGTCGGCTATTCTGCCATTTCTTTGTATGTTTAATGTTAATTCTACTCCAGACAATGTTGCTGGAACATTAGTTAAATTAAATCCTGTAAGATACAAACACGTAGTTTTTTGTCTAATATCGGTCATAGCAGGTCCTGGACCTCCACTATTTGCGATATGTATTAGATCTTGACTAGTGGTCAAAGGAAATTCTAAATTTCCAGTAATACCTTGCCATGGGATATAAGGTGGACTATCTGTAAAGTCTTGTGTTATTGTAGTAGGAGCGAACCAATTTGAAGGAGTTGACATAGCTTGTATTTACCAACAAAAAAGGGCTCCAAAGAGCCCTTTTGTAAGTCTACGACTATTAGGTTGCGTTAGTTGCGATTGAAACAACTGGAATAGCTTTGGCATAAACTGAACCGGTATTTTCCCAGTATGTATATGCTGTGCCTGTTGTCCAACGAGCAACACCCGATGTATAAATCGTTGCGCTTGTACCAATTGGAGCAACATCTGTTGTTGTTACAACAACTGCTGAACTTGTACTTGTTCTGTTAACTAAAGTAACTTTATGAGAGTTAAATTTCTTAACAAAATATGTAGCACCTGCTGAATCAGTAGCGATAACTTTAGCTGTACCTGCTGTTAATGCGTCAGTACATGCCAATTTAACACGACTACGACCTTGGTTGTTTTCAACTAGATAGCTACGTGCGCCTTCTTGCTTGATAATAGCAGAAGTAACTGCGCTAGAACCTGTTGTAATATAAGCAGTCATTTGAATACTGTTTGGAAGAACTTCAACTGCTGTTAAACCAACAGTAAATGTAGCACCAGTACCTGTATCTGTATATGTAAATGCTACGTTAGTACCTGTTGATCCGCCGGAAACACTAATAGCTTTGTCAAGAGTAATAGTGCTTGTTCCAACGCTAGCAACGTGTGTAGTTAAACTAAGTCCAGCCCATCCAGTAACTTGCATACCAGGATAGATACCATTTACACCGCTTACATTAGTCAATGTAAAACTACTTGAAGTAGCTATTGCTGTATTGCTTTGTGTTGGTGCTGGAGTTAATGTTACTGTTGGAGCGGCATTATAACCAGCACCAACGTTAGTAATACTAGCGGCAGTAATTCCACCTGCTGGAGTAATTGTTAATCCTAATGTTGCTGTTGTACCAGCTGGATCTTGAGGTGCTGAAAATGTTGCTACAGCACCAGTAGAATAACCTGTACCATTAGCATTGATAGATACTGTAACACCTTCATATTTTACTGTATCAGAAGCTTCTTTACCGCTTCGTGTGAAAAATCTCTGTTTTAAGGGACGTCCCATGTTTTTTCTCCTTTATTATGGCGTTCTAGGCCTACGTAGGTTGGGTAACCTCATAAACTCTCATTTAAGAGCGAACAGTTATATTTATAGTAGCCATAGAAAAAGGACTCCGAAGAGTCCTTTTCTTGCCTTTTGTATCTAATTAAAGATTACTGATAAGAAACGTTTGCGCTAGTAATAGCAACTTTTCCTAGGTAGTCAGCGGCGTTACCTAGAGAAGAAGCAGTATTGCTTAACTCTAAATATCCGTAACGTGTTAGGAAGCCAACTACTGGCTCAAATGTTGCTGGATCTAGAACAACACCAGAAGACATTAGAGGAATATAAGGGCAATAGAACGCTGCAGCATCTGCCTCGCTAGCACCTTTGTATCCAATAAGGATTTGGTTTTGGTCATCTGTATCGCTCTTATAAGCGTCAACATAAACACGCATGCTGTTGTTTAGTGTACCAACAAATTTTGTGTTTGTAGGAGCTTCAAATGTACCTTCTGTTGTACGAGCAAATGCGCTTGTAGTAGCAGATTGTAACAATGTTAGAGCTTGGTTAGAAATAACTGCCCAGTTAGCAGAACCACGACGTGTACGTTGAGCAATCAAGTTAGCAACGCGGTTGATCATGATCGCTAAAGCGGCATGTTCGTCACCAACGAATGTAGCTGTACCAGATACTAATGCTTGGTCGTATGTTAATTCTACTGATGCTAAAGCACGTAAAGAAGCTAGGATTTCTTGGTCGATTTCAGCTGTAATTTCTTGAGCTAGAGCGGCCATGATTTCTGCTTCGATATCAATACCTTGTTGAGCTTGTGCGTCTTGTGCAGCCTCAAAAGTCCAACGTGCGCTTAGTTTACGAGACTTAGCTTCAACGCTAGCTTTCAAGATTTGAATGCTCATACGCTTACCTGGTGTACCTTCAAGTGAGCTTGTTGCGGCAGCTTTTGGTGTAGACGCATTGTCGTTACCAGAATATGCTTGAGCGATCTTGAATGGGCTTAGTGCTTCTTCACCTGCTACAACTTCGTTTGAGCTATCAGCATAACGAACACGTAGAGTATGAATTTGTCCAACTGGACCTGTCATTGGTTGAACGCCAATAATTTCGTTAGCAATAACTGTTGGCATAACACGACGGATTACTGGAAGAATCACACGGTTTAGTGTAGCGATATTTCCAGAGCTTGTAGCTCCGCTAGTTGCACTTTCAGCCAAATACTTGCGAGTATTTTCTAGGCAAACGTTCATAGATGCTTTGCGTGTACCTGATAGGCCTTCAAGCAGAGCGTCTTTGGTCTCTGACCATCTTTCATTTAATAATTGTGACATTTAGTGTCTCCTTGAATTATAATTATTTTAGTCCCGCTAATTTGCGGATATCTAAAATGTTATCTAAGCCTACCTGGCTTTGTTTAACTTCACGGTCCCCAGTTACCTCGGTACCTTCTGTCAATGTTGTCTTAGCTTCCGCTTTAACAACTTTCTTTACATCGCCTTCCATTACTGCGGGTAGGTATTTGTCGAACGCAGTATGTAACTTTGCGGTCTGTACAGACTCAAGCAAATCTTTCATAACTGATTTCTTCTCAGCACTTAGTGGTGCCATTAGTTCTGCCATTACTTGACGGCGTTCCATTAGATCTTTAGTAACACGAATTTCGCGCTCTTTAGATTCTACTAGTTTTGCCTTCTCTGTAACAACAGCTTTTGCTTCTGCTAGTTCTTGATCTTTCTTCTCGATAACCTTTAACAGTTTAGATGTTTCAGATTTTTCGTTTAGATAGCTAGAACTAAATTCTGTAGCAAACGCTTCGAATAAACGGCGTCCAAAAGCGTTTTTGCGAGCAGATTCGATATCTTCTTTGAGCTGGCTCATTTCTGATTTCAAATGTTTTGTAATGCTTGCTTCTACAACTTTTGCACTGCGCTTGATGAATTGCGTTTTTACTTCTTCGAACTTACTCTTAGCTTCACGTACTAGCTTAACTTTCGCTTCAGCTAAATCACGCTTGTCAACAGCAAATTCGTTGATTTCTTTTGCTAGAGCACTTACAATGAATTGCTCTAACTTAGAAAAATTCTCAGCAACTTTTTGACGGTCACTTTGGAATTCTCCTAGTTCTTTACCTAGCTGACGAATGACAAATGCTTCCATTACTTTAGCATCACTTGCCATCTTGTTGTGGTAAGCAACTTTAGCTTCCGCTAACGCTTTCTTATCTTCAACAAGTTCAGCCATCTCTGCGGCCAATCGCTCGCCGATCATGTTATCAAGTGACTCAACCATTTGCGCCTTATCGTGCGCATACTTTTGAGCAAACTCTTCACGTAGTTCAGCGGTGACTTGGTCGCGGTTTTCTTGAATTTTACTTTCGAACGCAACTTGAATCTCAGAACCAACTTGTTCTGACATCACGCCACTTTCTACTAATTGTTTGAATGCGTCCAACATCACTCTTTCTCCTTATTTTAGACCTTGAATTATCTTAAGCATTGATTCCTTAAGATACTTCTGGGCTTTCGGATCTTCTTTTACCTCTTGCGCAACCCTCCAAGCATAATAACCACCTTTATTATTCATAAGATGTTCATACACTGGTGTAGGATAAGCTCCCGGCGCACTAGGTTGTGCAACAATATCTACAGTAATAATCTCAAAATCGGATACATGGCCAGAACCTTCACTAACGTTTCCGCTACCTCTAGAACTAACACCAAGTTTTACACCGCTTTCAAGCATAGTACGTACTAAGTTGCCCATCGGGGTAGGAAGAATTTTCATCTTCCCATATCCATTAGGACCGTCCATCCACATCTCTGTAATCATATGGGAAACACGATCTAAATTTACTTTTAAGTCATCTGGATGGTCAACTTCACCTAACACGCTATAACCATTAACTATTTGATCATTTAGAGTTTTAACTGCGTTAGCAATTTCGTCTACAGGATAAACACGTTGGTTAGCGTTGCGAACACCACCTTGAATGGCAATGCCCTTCAAATAAAGGTTTTTGCCATTCTTATCTTCAGACTCTTGTAATTCTACACGAGCCTGATCAAAGGTTAAATGTTCTCTTAGATAGGATTGTTGTCTCATCTATTTCTCTATTAAGCGTTACGATTAGGTGCGCCGTTTAATGGGCTCTTAACTTGACCAACGCTAGTTTGACCAGCTTTGTCGCCTGTTCCAGAACCAACTGGACCTGCTGTCTTGTTGTTACCTGGGTAACCTGCGCCAACTTTAGTTAATTTCTTAACGCCAGTTGTAGAACCGTTCTTGTTAACAGTAACACCGTCAGTAAACTCGCCCTTTGTAGCGCCAACTAGACCACGTGAGCCTTTGTCTGCGTTAGGACTTGTACCGCTCATTTCGCCAACACCTTTAGTGTTTGATAAAATGTTGTGTGCTGTTGCGCCTGTTGTTGGCTTGCCTTTACCAGAGCTAACTGGGCTACGGCCTTCTACAGGAGCACTTTGTTTTTCACCAGTACCAGCACCTAAGTATTGGCCTTGTGTCTTCATGCTATTCTTTTCCCAGTCGTTACCAACTTTCTCAACGTATTCACGGGTAAGCATACGCTCTTCCATGCCTTCGTCTTCTTCGTCGTCTTCTTCGTCGTCTTCGCTACCAAAATCTGGCTCTTCGCCATCAGCGTCGTCGCCTTCTTCACCATCTTCATCGCCAAACATATCAGCGTGTTCTGGTTCATCAGCTTCTCCGGCCATTAGCTTTTCGAATTCCATTTTTAATTCTTCTAGTGCGTCTTCTAGATCGTCGATGCGCTCAGAATCATCTTCTGGCTCATCACCACCTAACCCACCAATTTCACCGTCTTCTTCACCATCACCGCCAAATTCGTGATCGCTAACACCGCTGATCATATCATCAGATGCGTCACCGCCAAATTCGTCTTCTGGTTCTCCACCGATTTCAAATGTTGTTTCTTCGTCAACTTTATCTTCAGATTCGTCTTCTTCAGAAGCTTCTTCCATAGACTCGTCTTCTTCTTCGTCTTCTTCTTTTGCTTCTTCAGCAATTAAATTCTCATAAATTGTTCTAGACTTTTCTACAACGATCTCATGAAATAAAGCGTGAGCTTGATCCATTTCTTCGTTTACTAAAAGGTCTAAAAGTTGTTCCATCTTTGTAGACATGCAAGTTCTCCTTAATTAGATGCGGCAAGGCTGTCGTATGAATATATTTACAGCCATTCTGATATAGTTATGTGAAATAGGCCAAAAACAGGCGGTTTTTGGTAAAATCAGTTTTTTGGACGTTGCGTCCTCTGATAATGTAGTCAAAAATATTTAGTTTTGTATCCTAAATATTATGTTACACTTTTATTGCGGAGCTGCCGCGGCTTCCTCTGGACTAGGGTTTTTATACATAGCCTGTAATAATTGTGTTTCTTCCATGCGCTCTTGTTCACGTGCTTCGCCTGCTTTTCTTAAATCGTGAATCATACGTAATGTTAAGCGAGTCTTACGTAAGTCTTTAGATGTTAGAACACTCTTGTCATGGAAAGGATCATAAGTTTTATCATCCTCCATGTCAGGATTTTCGCCGTTGAAGTATATAAATTCGTTGAGTAGCATAGAATTATTTATCTTAAGCCGGTGGGGCAGGTGGAGCGCCGCCACCTGCCATATCAGCTTCACCGCCTTGAGCCATGCCCGCATCATCCATATCCATCATTCCGTCTGGAGTTTCTGACATATCTTCAAGGCCTTGTAAATCGCTAGCGGCGCCTGTACTAGTAATTCCTGCTGAACGTAATTCGCTTGCGGCTCCGATAGCTTCTTTGCTTAGGCCGTTTTCTTCTTTCCACATACGTTCGTTTTCTGCGATTTCTTCTTGTGTTAGACCCATAAAACGCTTGAGAGCAAAACGCTTGCTCATATGCGGAATAGCGGCAATCGTGCTGTAAGTGCTTACACGAGCTGTATCCATTTCTGCTTGACGATAGCTAGCAAAGTTTTGTGGAGGATTAAATTTTAAGTCAAATAGGTTAGGATCAAAGTTAATGCCCTTTTCACGCATATAATACTTGAATTCTGAGTCAAATTGCTCATTCATCAAGCTCTGTAAGCGTTCGCAATACTTGTTAAATCTTAATTCTTGGATGTATGCTGTTCCAACTCGACCATCATTAAAATTGCTTCCTCCGTCGTCAGACCCGGTAGGAAGATAACTTGAAGGTATACGTAAAGCCCTAAACAACTTATTAGTAAAATATCTAAGATCATCAATTTCTCCTAAGTTTTGACCACCTTGTAGGATCTCAACTTTACTGCCACGACCTTCAGCAGTTTGCGGGAAAAAGTAGTCTTCGTTGATACTTAATGGGTTGTATGATGCGTCAATGACGCTTTGTCCGCCACCAGTAACGCTAGGGATTCTTCTCTGGTTGACTTCATTTTTAACACGCTCAACAAAAGACATAGCAAGGTGACTTGGCATATTACCCACGTCAATATAAAAAACACGTCGCTCTGGAGCACGTTGTACACGATAGATAATAATAGAGTCTTCAAGTAATTCCTTTTGTTTGTATACTTTAAAAATGCTTTCCATTAAACTATTACCAAAAGGAAAGTTATTGTCCAAGCCTTCGCTTAAACTTAGATGAATTACATGTTTTGCTTCAATAGCATGTTCATTTTGCTGTTTATTAAAACGACTATTGTTTGACGTAGGAGTTTGTCCAACCATGCCGCGACTGCCGCCCGCATTGCCTACACCAAAATTATTTCCGCCTAGGGTATTACTACTCATAGGATTAATTGTTGTAACAGTTAATGCTTGGAAGTTGACATTTAAGTCACGAATAATGTATTGTTCAGGCTTTTTACCTTCGCTTTCATTAACAATAATACGGTCAACTTTAGCAGGATCTACATACATCCATGCTAGTGTTTCAGGGTCACGTACAAAGAAACTATCGCCAAATTTGAAATTGTTACGAACAATTTTAAAGATACGATTTGTAAATTTGTTTAGTTTTGTCCACTGTTGTAAGTACTTAGAGATAACTTTAATCTCTGTTTGAGTGGCTTGATCTTTAAAGAAAATTTCAAATGGTGTTCCGTTTTCTTCATTTGTTTGTGTACAGAATTCAGCTAAAATATCTAAAGCCGCGTTAACTTCAGAGTCAGAATCCATTGTATCATACTGCTGATAACGTTCTAAACGATTTGGGTGTCCGGAGTAAACATCCGGCAAATATGAGCTATAATTTGAACGAGCCGCTCCTGGACCTATTAAACTATTTGCGCCACTAATTGGGCTCAGTTGTCCAGAGGTGTTAGCTACTGGGGTAAAATATTTCTTCCAAGACATGTATTATGCTCTCTTATAAAGGTTGCCATTTAAGTTGTTAACTGCGTCAACTGTTCTACGTTGATAGTCGGCGATTGCTTTTAACACAGCAACGGCATCTTTGTTATTTAAGTCTACAGCAGGGGTTGCGGCAGGTTTCTGTGCCTCAACAGGTTTAGTTTCTGCTTTGGTTTCTGTTTTGGCCTGATTGTTAGCTTGTTGTTTTTTGTTAACTTCGTCAATCCACGCTTGAGGTGGCTTGTCCAAAAGTGCTTGAACTTTACCTTTGATCTCAGCAGGAACATCCCCGTTTCGTTTGTCACCAACGTAAACATCGTGAGCCCATTTTGCCGGATCTGGAGTCTGAGCAGCCGTAGGAGCAGGCGCTGTTTTATTTTCTACTTTTTGTTTCTCAGCTTCTTTTTCTCCACTGCTCTTAAAGAAACTTAATATTCCGCCGGCAATAGCTTTAATGCCATCAATGACACTTGTAATAATTCCTTCAAGAGCTTTACCTACTAGGACTAGGCCGTCGACAAGTAAGTTACCTATCAGCTTAGGTATTGATAAGAACCAGTCAACCATTCCTTTTAGAATTGCTATTACGCCATTCTTAATCTTTTCCCAACCGCCTTTAAAGTCGCCCGTGAGTATCTTAAAGACACCCGATACTATTTGTATTACACCGTTGACTGCTTGTAAAATACCGTCGATAATATCGCCTAAGAAAGCAAACACATCAAACAGGGCATTCATTAAGAACGTACCTATAGGACTCTTAACAATAGTAACAATCACGTCTACAATATTTTTAATAATATCAACTAACGTTGCGAATATTTTCTTTAAGGTGGCAAATAGCGGACTTGCTACAAACAGTTTAACTACGTAAACAATACCGTCAACAATATCAGATATTACACTAGATAGCATTTCCCAATACTTTTTAAATGCCGCCGCCATACCTTCGTTGCCGCCCATAGCGTCTTTGAATGTTTTCCATAGGTCAGTGACTGCGTTAAACACCTTAGTAAAGGTTTCTCTAAACCTTTCTCCAAGTGCTTTGAAGTCAATACTCTTAACAATATCACCAACAAAATCTCTGATAGGCTTGATAAAATTAACAATCTTATCTTTGATATCAGTCATATTCATTGTACTTCCGCCGAACAATCCTTCCCAAAAATCTTTAAAAGGTTTAACAATATCAGACAGTTTAATACCGCCAAATAGCTCTTTAAAAGCAGGCTCAATGATATTCTTATATACGTTTCCAGCAAACTGGAATACCTTAGTAAATGCTTTTACTACAAACTCTACAACAGGGAATAGTTTAGCAAGAGCGGCATACACTTGATCCATAATACCTGCTTGATACTTGGCTCTAGCTTCTGCTTGGGCCGCGGCTCCTACTTCGCTCTTCTTACGTTTTTCTTGCTCTTCGATCAGTTTCTTTTGTTGATCAATCGCATCTTTTTCTGTCTTAATGCCTTGGTTAGTTTGCTGTGCTTCTAACTTCTTACCAGCGTTAATTGTACTTTGTAAATCAGCATTTCCGCCTTGAGCATAAGATAGCGCATCAGCTGCCTTACCTAACTTCTTAATATCATTAGCCGCACCTACTGCGCCTTTGGCTCCGTTCTCACGAATCTTATTTTCAGATTGAGCAATAGTAGAACTGTCTTGTACAAGTTTAGCGTTTTCTTGAACAGCTTTGTTAGCGTTTGGCATAACGGCTGTAAACATCTGAGCCGCTTTAGTCATTGGAGGTAGACCAAGCAACGTAGAGTTTAGGGCATCCGCCGCGCCTTGTCCGCCTGTACGCAAGGCATTACTTAATGCTAACTGGTATTTGTCCTTTTGGTCCTGCGTCATTGTTGCTAACTTGGCCTGTAAGGCAGCGTTAGCAGACGCTTTCTTCATTTCTTCTTCTTTCTCTTGACGCGACTTGCCTTCTAACTGTGCTGATAAGTCCATCTCGTTAGCAAATGAAGCAACTGACTGCTCCATACGCTTTTGATCTTTCATTTGAGATTCATTTAAGCCGCCAACAATAGTAGCGTAACCACCTAGTAAGTTGTTAGCTTCTGTTAAACTGTAGCCTAGCCCCAAGATGCCTTTACCTAGTTCGCCTTGAATCAAATCAGTGTTAAACTTAGCTAACTTTCTAGCACCGTCTTCTGCGCTGTGTCCAAACTTAATTAAAGCAGGACCGTTCTTTTTCATAACTTCAGCGAACTCACTCATACTTAGACCCATACCCATAGCTGAATTTCTAACTTCAGTTAGACTTCCGCCAAAGGTTGCGCCAGCATCACTAATCTTTTGATAGGTGTGTAAGTTTGCTTCTAATTTCTTTTGTTGGTAAGCATAGGCTTCAGCAATTAAACCTAAAGGACCAGGCAGGCTTTTTAAAGAATCAGCAAAGCTAGATAGTCCGTTAGTACCTTCAATAGCACCTTGTGCTAATTGTTTCTGCCCATCTAGTACTGCCTTACCAGTTTGTGTAAGTAGGCCAAGTCCTGCTGATACTGCGCTAAAACCTGCTGATGCTAATTTTATTGCCGGAGTTAGCGAGGCACCGATAATAGTCTGTAAGGTGTAAATCGTCATACCTGCTATGCTAGCAGTCTTAGATAATCCGTCTAATCCCTTCTGTGCCGGGCCTGTATTTGGAGCACCTCCACCACCGGCTCCGCCCCCACTTTTACTCGCTAGGCCACGTATGGCGTCGGCCATACTTTTATTAACTTCGAGTAGCTCTTGTAGGGTTGCTTCTGAGGCTCCGCTCATATTAAAAATCCTGGTTAAATGCTAATATAAATAGTCATACTAGACTCACATAGTTTATTTATTGGAGATATAAAATGGCTACTTTTAAGCAACCACCAAAACAGAACCCGTTGGCGCAGTTCATGCGTCAGCCAAAGATTTACCTAAAGCTACCTAGCAACGGTGCGTTTTGGGAAAACGGATCTATTAAGATCCCCGAGAACGGCGAATTGCCAGTATTCTCTATGACTGCTAAAGATGAACTAATGTTCAAAACACCTGATGCGTTGATGAACGGTCAAGGTGTTGTTGAAGTTATTCAAAGCTGTATCCCTGCTATTAAAGATGCTTGGGCTTGTCCAAACATTGACTTAGATGCTATCTTGATTGCTATTCGTTTAGCAACCTACGGAGAAGAGTTAGAAATCAGCTATACTGTTCCTAACATTAACGAACAAGAAGAACGTGTAATTAACCTAACAACTTTGTTAGATAACATATATGCTCGTACTACTTGGGAAGAAGAAGTTGTAATTAACGAAAACATTACTTGCTACATTCGTCCGTTGACCTACAAGCATATGACCAAGACAGGACTAAAGACTTTCGAAACACAAAAGTTAATGCAAGCTCTAAGCGATGATTCAATCAGTGACGAGCACAAGTTAGAAATTTTTAACAAGAGCTTTGGTACAATGACTGACATTACTGTTGAGTTGATTGCTGACAGTATCTATGTTATCAAAACTCCAGAAGTAACTGTTGAGGATCCTGTGTTCATCAAAGACTTTGTTAAGAACGCTGACAAGGATATCTTTGATAAAATTAATGCTCGCATTAACGAACTTAAAGATAAGAACGGTTTACAACCATTAACAGTACAGTCAACTCCGGAACAAATTGAATTAGGTGCTCCTGAGACTTACGATGTGCCTATTGGATTTGATAACGCCGCTTTTTTCGGCAACGGCTCTTAACAGCATCTGACGAAGAAATTGTTGAGATCGTTAAGGGCCTGGAAAACGAAACCAAAATCCTAAAGAAAGAATTATTTCGTCTGTGCTGGTATATGCGTGGAGGAAT